AAATACTTTTGTTGGCTGAAGAATGGGCAAAAGGTATTAACTGGATGGGTAATTTTGATCTGGATAAACAACACCTAGATTTTAACTATCCGCAAAAAAGACAACTGGGACATTGCCATGTGACTGCTTACAACTCAGGCGTTTACAAAACCGAGAATCTAAAGACTGGTGAAGTAAACTACTTTGGTGAAAACTTATCAGGCGATGCACTCATAGATAAATATATGTTCGGACAATAGGAGAAAATAATGAATAAAGAACCACAAGAAGCGTTAGGCAAACTAACCCCAGACCATGAACTGTCTTGCAGCTTAGTATCTGCTTTATGGCACGAAAACCCATATCAGAACCTAAATGAAGTGCTTGAAAACTGTCACAAGGCATTAAAAGGGCAAAACATTCGTTTTGAGCCAAATCTTTTGATGGAAGTAGGTAACATCATGGAGAAGCCTTTAATCGCCTTAGCGGCTAAAAGAATAGGTCTTTTTGATTACCATGACGAAATTCATAAGCCTGTACGCCATAGGCACATAGCTTTGAATGGCTCTATAGATGCCATAGGCGTTGCAGATGGCATAGATATCGTTACCGATCCAGATAAGTCTTTTTATGTGCCAGAAGGCGATTCTGTACGCTTAGAAGGCAAAGGCATACTAGAGATCAAAGCTACTGGTGCTAGACCAGAAAATCCACCAGCTAATCATCGTGGGGTTTTACAAAGCAAAGCATTGATGGCGTGTACTGGTTATTCATGGGCAGCAGTTTGCGTTGCTTATGGTACTGACTACCGCATCTTCTTTTATCAAAGGGATGAGCAATGGGAGAAAGAAGAACTTGAACCTAAAGTAAAAGACTTTGATTCTAGGATTGCTGATTGTCGCTACTACGATCCTTTCAATACCAATCAAGCTAACCATGCTTTTCCGCTAGACGATGGTTCAATTGTTGATCTGCCTGACGATGCTTTGAACTCAATAGAGAATATCTTGTTGCAAGAAAAGACCATCAAGGCAGCACAAATGATCATAGACGAACATAAGACTAAGCTGATGAACGCTATGCAGTCTGCTCAGATTGGTAGAATGGGTAAGTATCAGGTGAACTGGAAAACAATTAATTACAAAGCTAAACCAGAACAGACTAAAATCATTCCAGCTAAAGATGCTTACACACAAAGACGATTTTCAATAAAGGTGCATGATGAGTAATGAAATAAACGATATGCTTTTGGAGAGATGGTTTATAGAGTTCTTAGAACAAGGCTATACCAAAGAAGAAGCTGCAAGATTAGCTATGGAGAAGTTTGAAAGTTATGGGTAATCCTTATCTTATACCTTCTCCATCTTTGATTAGTTTCTCTGGTGGCAGAACATCTGGCTATATGTTGAAGCAGATTGTAAATGCTTACGATGGTGAACTGCCTGAAGATATGTATGTTGTTTTTGCAAATACTGGTAAAGAGATGCCACAAACTTTAGATTTTATAAAAGAGTGTTCTGATAAATGGGATGTTCACATACATTGGCTTGAACTAGAAATAGCAGAAGAAAGACCTATCTATAGAACTAAACAAGTAGATTATGAAACAGCAAGTAGAAATGGTGAACCCTTTGAAGCACTAATACAAAGAAAAAAAATGTTACCTAATCCAGTAATGCGAATGTGTACTCAAGAATTAAAAATGAATGTTATGAAAAGATTTATGAAACAAAAAGGTTTCAAGGAATGGACTAATGTTGTTGGTTTGAGATATGACGAACCAAGACGAGTAGCAAAACAAAACCGACAAAATGATCTTGATGTGAATCCATGGGATTCTATTTGTCCTTTATATCAAGACAAAGTTACAGTTAAACAAGTTTTAGAATTTTGGCAGAAAAATAATTTTGATCTTAAATTAACAAGTGAAAATGGAAATACTGTAGCTGGTAATTGTGATCTTTGCTTTTTAAAAGGTACAAAAACTTTAACAAAAATAATAAAAGAAAAACCTAACTTAGCAGATTGGTGGGTAACACAAGAAAAAAAAGTAGGTGCTACATTTAGAAAAGATGCTAGTTATCTAAATTTAATAGATTTAACACAATTAGAAGCCAAGCAAATAGAATTATTTGACGATGATTCTAGAAGTTGCTTTTGTCACGATTAATCTAATGTTTCTTTTAACAACTTAGCATTTCTTTTAGCACGATTCGGAACTTGCTCTGCATACTTAGAATCCATTAGTTCTTCTGCTGCACCGATATAGTCTGCTTCAGCTAGACATCGCCACATATTGCGAAACTTAGATAAACCTTTCACCCCCAAATTAAAAGCCATATCGCATAGTACGATACGAACATTATGAGGATAATATTGCCATTCAGGTTTTGCATTGGTAAGTTGTAAAAAAACAGATTCTATATCGTTGTCTAACAGAAAACTAATTTCTGCATCTGATATTCCTACACGATCTAAACATCTGCCAACACCTATAGTCATAAGACCAAGATGATCTTCATAAGGCATTTTTTCGTAGCCTTCCTCTTTGATTAGCTTTTCTTTGAGTTCGCTTCTTAGTTCGTTGGTTGCACCAACTTCGTAAATACTCATTAGTTACCTTTTGTTACTTTTTCTTTCTTTTCGTAAGTTCTAAGACCAGCCATTCCTAGCATAGCCATTAGAATTGTAGATAGTTGACTAAATTCAAACTCAGGCAAATCAACTTGTATACCAGCTATACCAATAGCAAATTGAATCATAGGTGCAAGAATGAAGTGATACATCATAGCTAGACTACAAACCCAGCCAACAGATGGTCGCCACCCAGCTACAAACCAACTCTTACTAGCAGCTTCAATCTTATTGACTTCTATTTGTGAAAGATTAGCAGTTTGTAATTGTGTCTTGAGTTCATGCTCAAGTTTCATTTTTAAGTTCTTATCTGCAACAAACTTATTAAGTACGCTGCCAGCAATGCCGACAACTGAGTTGGTTATAGGATCAGCCATTTTTATCTCCGTCTAATAATTCTTTTATTTTTTGTGCTTTTTCTTCCTTAGTGTCTTGATGCAATTCTGAATCAACAACTTTAGCTAATTTAAGTGTTGCGATTCTTTCGTTAGGTACATATCGCCATGTCCAGCCATCAGGTGAGTAAACACCAAAAACTGTTTGCGACATACCAATCTTGATAATCATAGCTTGTTGACCGTCAAGAATTACTTTATCGCCTTCTTTTAAGGATGAGTTATATTTGAAGTTTATGCCTTTGACTAAACTAGTTGCCCAGTCTTTGATTGCTAGTCCTATCAATAATGTAAGTAAGAACCCTATGAGTTCTACATAATAATCTGATAGTTCTATTTCTGGCATTCATTAAAAAAGTTGTGCTGATAATATTGAACCCATGCCTACGACAAGGATTCCTAGACCAGCTTTAAGTTGTAAATTGATAGATTTTACTTCTTGTTTTAGTTCGCTAGTTTCGTTAAAAATAGTACGCCAGCGTTCAGCGCATTGTGCTTCGTGTTGTGATAAATCAGCAGCAACACTTTGTACTGAAGGTCTAACTGTCGCCTTCTTCTGTTGTTTCTTCACTTTCATTTTCTTCTTCGTTCACAAAAGTTCTTTGTAAGTCATTAGCATAAGATTCTTTCAGCCTTCTATGTTTGTCAGCTTGTACTAATGCAGACCTTTCTTCTACGTTATGATTCTCTATGTTTTCAAACAAAGCTTTTTGTTCATCCGATAACGATTCAAACTTTATTTCTTCGTCATTTAAAATTAGCTTTCTTTCTTTTAGTTCAGTCATATGTTACTCCTTTTGGACAATTATAGACTATTCAGGCAGTTCTTGAGAATCTATTAATGCTTCGTAAGCTGACTTAACATCATCAGTCCAAGTTGCATTTGCTATAGCTTGAACTCTGGCATCTTCACCAGATATATCAGTATCACCCCAAGTGTCGTCTGTTTTAGTTCTTGGTGTTAGTACATGACGATGAAAACTTCTTGTAAGTTCCTTGTCATCTTCTTTTATTACTGTAGCAGTTCTAACTTGCACTTGACCATTTTCAAGAACTTCTATTTTGTCTACTAATGTT